TAAGAACATGGGAAAAAAAGAACTGGCAGTTAAAGAGAACCAAGTATCGGCAATCATTCCGGAAGGGTTGTCATTTGGTCTTGAGACCGTGACATCCAAGGACATCAAGATCCCCTTAATCTACATCGCACAGGCCATGAGCAAGGTGTGTGCGGATGGAGTGGCGAATCAAGGGGACATTGTGGAGAACATGGAGAATAAGGTTCTCGGGGGCAAGAAGGGTCCGGCGAAGGTCATTCCCTTTTATTTCCAGAAGTCGTATCAGGTCCAAAAGATCGTGAACGGCAAGAAGGAGTTTCATGCCATCGAAGCCTACGACAAGGAGCGTCCGTATGAGGAAGAGCGGGATGGGACGACCTTTTACAACTACCCTTGTTTTAATTTTTTCGTGCTGATCCACGGCGATGAAACCAAGAGCAAATATATGCTCAGTTTCCGGGGCTCACGCAACATCAACTCGGCAGGAAGGCCCATGCTGACTCAACTGATGAACAGTGTTCAACGGGGAGTCCCGCCGTATGCGAGCGTTTACGACATTGGAGTGAAGATGGTGGAGAACGACAAAGGGAAATGGTTCGTATTCACCGCAAATGTGGATCGTAGCGTCCAAGTATCCCCGGACGTTATGACCAGTGCCGCCCAGGAAGCGAAAGCTCTCCAGGGTATGCTTTCGCAAGGAGCCCAGATCCATACCGGAGAAGAAGCTCTCGATGAGGAAGCACCGTTCTAACGTAGGTTAGAATCCCCCGATCCGGAAGATGGAGCCGGATCGGGGGTCTACCAAAGGGGATAATATGAGGGGTTTATTTTTAGATTTTGAAGCGACTGACAAGGATGTGGCGACCGCGAGGATTACTCAGGTTGCCTTTTCTGTGTACGATGTGAATACTCACAAGGAATTGTACCACTACAGTGCATTAGTAAAGCCTGAAGGCGAGTACGAGATGGACCCGGTTGCGGCTCGGATTACTGGCATTACAAAAGAGCAACTGGAGAAGTATGGAGTTCCGCTTGGTCAAGTTTGCGATGTTCTTAGCAGTGCTCTTCGGAGCGTACACTTTCTCGCAGCTCATAATTTACATGGTTACGATCTTCCGCTACTGAACAACGAGATCGGGAGAAGTGGGCTTGAAAAAATGGTTTTACCCCTTCTAATTGATACTCGGTTTGATGTGCCGTGGCCGGATCACATTGATACGAGAAAGCTCACGTACCTTGGAGCCGAGTTTGGGATTGTGAATCCTTCGGCCCATAGTGCCCGACATGATGTGGATCTCATGGCGTTGTTGTTTTTCAAGTTTCCCTTGGACAAGATTCTGGAACGGGCAAAATCGCCCCAGATCTGGGTCCGGGCAAACGTGAGTTATGACAACCGCGAGAAAGCCAAGTCACACAAGTTTTTGTGGGACGGGGCAAACAAGTGGTGGGTAAAGCTATTTAAGTTATGTGATTTTGAAACTCAGACGTTCGATTTTCCAACAGTCATCCTGAAGGACTATAAGGGACCATGATTGCGACAAATGAGAATTTTGACAGTGTTTTACAGACAATAAAAAATGCAGACAATTTAAGCCTCGATAGCGAGACTACTGGATTGCGACCCTATCATGGGGATCGGCTTTTTGCGATCTCTGTAGGGGGAGAGTTCGGGGGGATCTACTTCAGTTTCGGACTGGAAGAAACGGCATTGGATCGTGCCGTGATCCCTCTGATATACGAGGTCATCAAAGGCAAGCAGATCGCATTTGCGAACGCGAAGTTCGATATGCACTTCTTATGCAAGGAGGGTTTCGGTACGGACTTCGATCCGTGGGATGTACTTGTCGTGGACAAGTGCCTTTACAACCGTCACCTGTCCTATAGCTTGAACTCGGTTTCGGAGCGCATGGGGCTCGGAGGTAAGGATGAGGGGCTCATGGAGTACATCAAAACCCACAAGCTCTATGACAATCTTGAAGTCCAGGGGAAGAAGACAAGTGTCAAAAACCCCCGATTCGATCTGGTTCCGTTTGAGATCGTTTCGAAGTATGCGTTGAAAGACGCAGAACTCACCTATCAGGTGTATCAGGCACAATGTGCAAAAGTGCAGGAGCTGTCAAAATCTTTGGCAGCAATCAAGGGGTATCCTGGGCCGTTTTCGCAGTTGATTGACTCGGAACGGAAACTTACAAAAGTGTTATTTGACATAGAACAAAGGGGAATGGAGCTGAATCGTGAGTACATCGAAAAGGCAAAAAAGAGGGAAGAAAGCAGGATCGAAGAGGCCAAGAAGAGCTTCCTCGAACTTACTGGCCGCGAGCTTGTTGACAGCAATAAACAGCTATCCGAGATCTTCCGGGCAAATGGGATTGTGGGAGGCGTTACCGCAAAGGGAAATGCAAGTTTTACAGACGCAGTTCTCGAAAAGATCGACCACCCCATCGCAAGGGTGATTCGGGAGTTTCGCGATGCAACCAAGCGACTCAACACCTATTACAATAATTTTACCCATTGCGGAGATGCAGAAGGAATTGTGCGACCTTCTATTAAGCAGACTGCCGCCGATACCTTCCGATTTTCTATCACCGACCCTGCACTTCAGACTCTTAACAGTGAAGACGAGGGCGACTGGAGGGTTCGAGATTCATTTAGAGCTAGACCAGGCTACGTTTACGTTTCCATCGACTACCAGGCCCAAGAGTACAGGCTTACGGCTGATTACGCCGGGGAGCGAGAGCTCATCCGACAAATCAACGAAGGAGTAGACGTACATTCGGCAACGGCGAAGATGATGGGTGTGGAGCGTCATGCGGCGAAGGTATTGAACTTCGCGCTTCTGTATGGTGCGGCTCCTCCTAAGATTGCGACGATGCTGAAGGTATCGGTGGAGAAGGCCACCGAGCTTAAGAACCTGTACTTCTCGAAACTGACGAATGTCAGTAGCCTGATTACTAACATCAAATCGACCATTGATCGTAGGGGCTTTATCTTCAATTTCGCGGGGAGAATCCTGTATTTTCCAGTGATTGAGTTCGAGCAGGACGGTGTGCAGAAGCGGGGTAACTTTGCGTATAAGGGTCCGAATTACATCATTCAATCCTCCGGGTCAGAGATCATGCGGAGGGCTTTGATCGGGGTGCATGACTTCCTGCAAAATCACCGATCCAAGGTGGTCTTGTCGATTCATGACGAGATCCTGCTTGAGATGCCAGAAGAGGAGTTGAGTTTGATTCCTAAGATTCGGGAGATCATGGTTTCGGTCTATACCCCGAAAAACGGCCTACCCATGAGTACTTCGGTTGCGATTGGAAGTTCTTGGGGTAGACTTGAAGACATAGATGAATCAGCTCTTGCCCAAAGAATCGACGTTCAAGAAAAGAGTATTGTCGAGGCTAAGGAAGCTCCCGCATACGATTACGTTTACCATTCAACAAACGTCCATCCGAGGAACCCCGGATCTGCTTCTTTGCGTGAACGGGATGTTTGTGGCACTGGAGTTGAAGAGGAGCATCAAGGCTCCTGCGACGGAGTTACAGTTATATAATCTGCAAAAGATCAACGAGAGCGGAGGCTACGCTACTCTTGTTTATCCGGAGAATTTGGACGTAGTTATGAAGCGGTTGGAGGACATCGCAAATGGTAAAACTGAAAAATAGCATTCTTGTAAATCAACGTCTGTATGGAGTGTTCCAGGCTCTGATGAATGAACGGATGCCGTATGATGCGTCGTACAAGATGAAGCGGTTCGCGGACAAGCTCGATCAGAAACAAAAAGAACACGTTCAGTTTATGACCGAACTTTTGAAAGAGTACGGCGAGATGGACGAATCTGGGAATCCGATCTTTGAGTTTGAAGGAGAGGGCGAAGCAAGACGGGCCGTGGGCTATAAGCTGAAGGATGGGCCTGGGTTCGAAGCCGAGATGAAGAAGTATCTTTCGACCGAGTTTGAAGTGGAAGTGACTCCGCTGTTTGCCGTGGAGCTAAAAGGAGTGATGATTAGCCCCAATGACCTTACGGTATTGGAGCCATTCATCGCGGATTCTAAGAATCTTTAATTATTTCTTTTGTTTAATTAATTTACCCCATAGCTTGTAAAGCTCTGCTTGTTCATCTGGGTTATTTAATTTGTCCATTTTTCTTTTAACGTAACTACTTAAGGGGCGTTCAATCGGAGCTTCTGATTTGATGCCCTGTTGTACCATTTCTTTTGTAATTTCACTTTTAGGGCCAAGTCGTTCAAATCTACTCACTGTTTTTGTAGGATCAAAAACTATAATTTGGTCCTGATATTGGTTCCCAAATTGATAGTATCTTTCACCTGCTTTACCAAATTTTTTTGTAGCCATTTTCTGATATAGTTGTCGTAATTCATCACGATACTCTTCAGACCATTGGCCCTTATATTTTTGGTTAAATAACTTATCGGCGGCTTTTGAAACTTCTTCAGATAATTCTTTTTCGGCAGAATCCATTCCTCGAATAACTACTGAATCATATCCTTTAGGGGCAAGATGCTCAGCAATTTTTGCAGTATCTTCTGGAAGCAATCCTTTTTTTCCTAGAGCCTTGATGTTTTTTGGTGTTACTAAAAGAGCTTTTTTTGGATTTAAATCTGCTGAATAGACTACATCTCCAGCAATCCCTCTTGACCCAGGTTGATTGTAAGATCCAGTAGAACTAACCCAATCTCCTGTTTCATCGAAATAGGTATTTCTTCCAAAAACCGAGTCTCCTCCATCATATCTTAAATTAGGGTGTACTTCAGATGGAGACTTTAGTTTTAGTCTAGTTTGTTGAGAAAGATGTCCAACATTCTTAATCGGAGTAGTAATTTCATACGCAGAAGGACGCATCATAGCTGCGCCAAGTTCTTCGCTTAATGCCCCTATTCCTCTTGCACTAGCTTTTGCTAATTTTCCCCAAGGAACCATCGAAGCAATGATTTCAGGGGTTGGATCATATTCCGCTCCACCAGGAGCAAAGCCTGTTGTAATAGGCACATCAGAAGACGGGGCATAAAGCTGATCTGATGGGACTTCCCATCCCATAGGAGGCTGTTTTCTAGCTTCTTCTGCCATCGCCTGACGAGTCATTTCCTGCCAGGTAAGGGGTCTTCTTTCAACTGTGATTTTAGGCATAAACTATCCTTTTTTCATTCCGCCCATACCGCCTCGAAGACGTTGGCCTCCGAGAAGGTTTGCAAGTGCGGATACATCTGTAGGCATAGGTTTAGAAAGTTCGGATTGCATCTGTGGCATAGCACCTTGAGTTGCCATGCTTAGATCTTTAGGCATTCCACCCATTCCCATATTCATGGGTTGCATACCGGGTTTTGCCATAACAGGAGATTGCCGACGCATTGCCAATTTTTTAGCCATCATATCCCACATAAATTACCCCTTTTTCTCCATCATCTTTTCTTTACGAACAGCCATCAGCTCCTCCATGGAGTCGATGGCTTTTTTCTTCTGCCCCAGGATTTCAAGAGCGGCTTTCATACGCATAGGATCTGCTTTGATCTCAGCGGCCCGGAGGAGGTCGTTTGCGTCGCATTGCGCTTTCCAGTCCGATTCATCTTCAGAACCGTACTCTTCTCCGTTCTCTTCCTCGCCTTCCATTTCGCCTTCATCGTCCATCTCTTCTTCAGGCTTGGACTTGATGCTGATTTTCAGCATTGGCTTTTCCATCTCTTCGCCTTCTTGTTCCATCTCTCGCTCTTGTTCCCGGTTCATTTTCATTTTTCTTCTCCTTCAGGTTTAGATCTCAGCATTTGAAGCCAAATTTGAGGGGGTACATTCGGATCTTTTATGACAGTTTGAAGCATTTCTTGGGTTGCTTTTCCTGTCTCTCCGAATTTTTTCAAAGCCCTTAAAGATTGTCTTCCGGCAAGTCGAAGCCCTGCTCGGCTTACCCAATCATCATAATCCCCCTTGCCAATAATTTTTCGGGCGGCAGATAATTGATTTGCCAGATCGAATACTTCTTTGTTTCCGGTTCTTCGAGCCGCTCTTGCAAGTCCTGCTGTGATGTCTTCACTTTGAGTTTTCAAGAATTGAAGAGGGGCTTTTTCTCCTTGTTCAAGTGCTTGTTGCATTACAATTCCATACCGCATGAAGTCATCAAGCTCTTGAACTTTATCAATCTCTCGAAGCCGGGCATTTATCGCATCAGCAATATCCGCATATTCTTCAGCTCGGGGGGCTCCCTTTGCAGTAATTGGAGAAGACTTTGCGTATTTTGCTTCTTTTTGAAAAATCTGTTTTAGATTTCGAGCCATTGAAGCAGGAAGTGTAGCTGCTTCTGTTCTTGTGCTACGAGGCGTAATAGGCAGCGGTTCTTGTAAAAGTTCGCTGAATCTTGTCTGTTGAGCTGGAAAAAACTCCGAGTACCCTGGGGTCGGAGGAATAATTTGTCCTTCGATTTTTTCTACCGTTCTTGGAGGTATCAAAAATTCTGGCTGTTGAATCTGTCGCAGTTGAGGAAATTTTTGTTCATATTTGCGAATCGCTTCTTCTGCCTGAATAAATTTTTGAAGATCCGCTAGTTCTTCTTCTGGAGTTTTTTGAACAATGCGAGTTTGCAATAATTCTTCAGAAGGAGGTACAGGCATATCCGCTATATCTTTATTATAGCGATATGTTCTTAAATTCTTAGCCCGAGGAGCGATTGCATCATAGGCTTCCTTCCATTTGTAATAATTAATAAGATCTTCTTCAGTAGGGGCAACCAATTTTTCAGCTTCAAGAAGACTTGCATCCGGAGCTTTAGGAGGCTGAGGAATTTTAGTGTATCTGGGCTGTTGAACTGTTTCCGTAGCAAACAATGAAGGTTGCTCGGGGACTACTTCGTCTATTGATGGAGTTACCATCTTGGCTCTCTCACCAGGAAACGTCAGTCCCTCTACTCCTCTTTGTTCTGCGGCAGTGCTCAAAAATTCAGGTTCAAACGGGCGATATGCAACCAGATCTTTTTCCGCTCGATTGATGATGTCGAGAACTCTTCCTTGTTGTTTCTCAGGTAAGTTATCGACCATTCCTCTGATGGCATTCAAATTGACCTGAACATTTTGTCCCTCTAAAATTTGGCCTAGTTCAGCATCGGCATTTAACCCGGCTTTTTTAATGGTCTCTCGCATTTTATTAATAGCTTCAAACGCGATTTTTTGAGCTTCATCCAAATTTCTTTTGTCGGATAACAAAGCAACGGCAGTATCTACAGCAGGTTTATTTTGAAGATATTGCGCAGCTTCTTCAGGAGTGAATTGAGAAAGTTTCCCCGCAAAAATTTTACCAAGAGCTCCTGTTCCTTTAATAGCCCCAGTAGCAGCTTCTCCGATTGGATTAAGCAAGATTTCAGAAAATCTTTTTGTAAACTTAGCGGCAGGAGCAACTGCTTTTGTTCCTTTCAGCAAAGGTAAAGCATAGGTGCTAGGGTCGGTCACAATATCTGCTGGAACTCCAACCATTGCCCGAAGAGAAGGATCGAAAGCTCCTCCTTTTTGTAAAGGAAGTCCTTCCCCTGTTTCGGAATACATCATGGCAGGAATTTTAAAGAGAGGGTTAATTCTAGCGCGGTTTTCTAAAATTTCGGAAAGACGAGGGCCTTCTGGTACACCTGCACGAGCCAATATGTCAGATGCTCCAGGCACTTTACCTGTAGCAACTTCTTTAGCAGTTACAAGTTCTTTGCCAACAATAGGTTCAGCTAACCCTGCAACTGTCCCTCTTCCAAGACCAGAAACGTAGTTTAACGCTTGAACAGCTCTATCAAGCATACCCGGAGTTTTGCTAGGAGCTTTTTGAGCCGCTTCTAATTGGGCAAGTTCTTCTAATTGAGCCAGTTCTTCTAGTTCAGCTAATTCTCGAAGTTCTTGTTCTTTACTTGCCATGTTTAGCCCTCAACTCTTGAAGACGTTTTTTTTGAGCTTCTGACATTATTCCCGCCGAGGTTTGCGTATTGTCAAACTGCAAGGATTTGATTTTTTCAGAAGCAGTTTGAAGTTTTTGATTTGCGATGTCTCCTTGTTTTCCTTTTTGAAACATATAGCCAATAGGAGAATCAGGAGTTCCATAGACATTAGTCATGAACTCACCTTTTGAACTTAATCCTTGTGCCATTGCCTCTTTAGAATCGTTCATGGCATTAATCATAGCCTGAACATTTGGATCATCCCGAGAGATCGTTTGTTTAGTTCCACTTACTTTTTGAATTGCGGAAAGAAAAGAGGTTCCCAGATCCGGGTCCCAATACGCTTTTCTATCCCCTTCAGATTGAGCCCCGACTTCTCCCATTCGCTTACCAAATTTTGTGATGATGGTGGTCAGCTCTTTAATTGGAATTTCTTTTTGCGCAAAAATTCTTTCCATTGGTTTAAAATCCGCAATAGCAGTTTCTGCCACATCGTTTAATTTTATAAATGGGGTGATGCCTTCTTTCATTTCTCTGAAAGCAGCTCCACGCAACGAAGTTTCAAGTCTTCGATCCTGACCTTCTCGTTGTTTTGATTCCATCATATTCCGAAGCGCAAGTACCTGATCGCGGGTCATGCCTTGTTGCGCAGACGAGATAGCTTGTTCGAGTTTGTTCAGGATCTCGGTTCTATCTTTCGGAGCTTCTTCTGGAACAGCTACGTTAGTTGCGCCATACCCCCGAACCGCCTGGGCAAATGGCCGAATGTCCAACCGCCCGAGAGCTCCCATTTGGTCCTGGAGTTCACGCTCTTTTGCAGCTTGAGCGCGAAGTTGCTCAATCTGTTTAGACTGTTCTGTAAAGGACTGTCCGAGCAGAGTGTACAACTGCTTTTGCATCTCCTCCTGAGACATATCAGGACGAATGGCTTGCGCAGTCACTTCCGGTTGTACGGGAGTCTGAGAAAGAGTCACTTGCTCCTGAAGCTGTCTAAAAGCCTCCGGATCGACAAGTCCCATTTCTTCCGGGGACATCAAACCCAGGGCTTCGGGATTTTGAAATAGTTTTGCGTAATCAATCGCCATATCGTCCTCTTTAACTATCTTCCGGACATTTGCATCCAAAGGTTTTGTTTACTCTGAAGAGGGTTCAAGAAACTCGCCTGTTGAGATGGATCAAATGCTTCTGCCATAGTTGGCATCGAGGGAGGCATAAGAGTCTGATTTTGCGTTGCAAGATTCATAATGTCTTCATCAGACAATGCTTCACTTGCGGTTTCCATCGCAGTATCTGCACTTTCTTTAAAAAGCCCCGCGCCTTGAAGCGCAGCTCCTTGGCCAAGAGTGTTAATTCCCGATCCTGCAAGCTCTGCCCAAATATTAGAGGTAGGAGTAGATATTTGAGTAGTTGGAGCTTTCCCTGTCCAGGGAGCTGCTTCAATTTCAGCAGCTCTAATGTCTGCTTCCATTTTTCTTTGTTTCCGAGCTTGAGCTGCTTTTGACGCTGCTAATGCAGCATTCAATCCTGCCAGTGCTACCCATCCTAAAACTGGTATTGCCATATTAAGTCTCCTTTGTTTTTTCAATCAGGACAAAAACATCTCCGTTCCTTGAGTGTTTTATGCCTACAATTTGAAATCCCAATGCCATATAAATTTTAAGCATTTTATGGTTTTTATTCCAAACCATTGTTGTGATTGTGCTGTATTTGCTAAACATCAGTTCAATAAAGTAAGCTAAATTTTTTACAGATAAAAATCCTCTTTTAGATTTGTCTGTAGCTCCATATGCCAAATCAATAATGCTTCTGGAAACTTCTCGGTACAAAACATACCCAGAGATATTTCCATCAGCTTCTTCCGCAACATAACCACCATCTACTCTGAAATCTTCTCCATCTTTGTGAAAATCAAAGGTAGTAGAATGAAGATTTTGTAAAAACTGGGGGTCTAATTGCTCTTTGGAGATATGGCAAATTTTAGCCATTATTTCCCGCCTTGCCCTGCTTCTCTAGTAGCTTGAGCTTGAGTAGCGGAAGCCTCGACATCTTTCATCTTTTTCCACCGTTCAAGATTGAATGTCTCTACGCCTTGAATTGCCCGAGCAAGCTCATTGATATTGCGTTCTTCGGTAGCTTTCCGCATCTTCTCCGCAGCGGACTCAAACTCAGCCCCTACCTTCGCCTGTTGTCCAAGAAGCCCCTGACGAGCAGTGAGTGCATCGCGCATACTATACCGGGCAAGAGGCGAGGCTCCTCCCTTGAGCCCCCCGCGAGTCATCATCATGGCTCGCTGTTGAGCCTCTCTTTGTGCCTGTTCTTGGCGAAGTTGATCGAGTCCCCCGGCTTTCTCCATCTCAAGCCGTTGACGTTCGCGCTCAATGTATGCTTCCGGGCCAGTCAGTTGAAGCTCTTTACGAAGAGCAATGGTTTTTTTGCCATCTGGACCTACAGTTTCCTCAATTGGATTGTAGGTAAGCTCGGGCATATTTGACTGCTGTGCTCTTTGTTCTGCTCTTAATCTTTCTTCTAATGCTTGTAGTTCTGCTCTTCTTTTAATGTCTTCGTACGCACCCATTAGTAGTTTCCTCCGAATCTCCAGTCATCGTAGTCACGATAGAAAGAAGTGTCTTTTAAAACGTAATTGTCTTCATCTGGAACCCGAGCAGTAAGGGTATCCACCATCTCCTGCTTCATCCTTTCCAGATCTGATCCAGCCTGTTGTGCATCCGGATGACCTTCTTTAGAAAGGCATTTCCAACGTACAAACTGCACGAGTACGTTAGTAAATTCAGGAATATCACAAACATCCGTATTTTGAGTGAACCGCTTCGCATTCCGAATATACCAAATAGTTGCGTAGGGTTGATCTGCAACAGGAGTCGGATAAAGGTTGATCCGAAGCCCGTTCACAGAGTTATTGGTAATGATGTAGGAATAAAGATCCGGGGTTTGAATGAACATGATCTCTTCGAGTTTTTTTACCCGCTTGATCTCGTATTTGTACGCTCCCCCGTCATTATACAGAATCCTCCGGATCTTCTGCGCATAGATATCAGAAGGCAAAGCATAAGCTGCTTGTCCGTTTACAATGCTTAAAGAAGTATTGGTAAGGAAGTAGTCCTCGTAAATGTTGTGAATCGAGCTTTCAATCATGTCCACCGCTTCATTGAAGTAGGACATCATTTCATTGGAAGTGATGAACGTCTCGTCCTGGAGATCAAGCTCCTGTTCAAGATACGTTTTCAACTCCGAATAAGTAGGGCTATACATTTACAGTTTCCTCCGTGTATTTGCCAATAATCGCCCGAACGGTCATCGGAGCTGTCGTCACAGTCGCATCAAATACCAAAAAATCTGAATCAAACTGTGCGTACTTAAATGTAATTGTACCGCCAATCACCGAGGTTACAAGCACATCAGCAGGGATAAAATTGAAGTTATGGGCCAGTTTGATATCAGTTCCGGTGGTTTTGACTTGGAATGTTATGAACCGCCATTGCCCTTTTAAGAACGGGTTATTCGAGAAAATATCGCTGATCGCCTTCATGTTTTGCTTCATGTAGGCATCTTCAATTTGCGATACATAGAGCTTCTTTTTCATGAGTTCTGCCCAGTCGAATCCTGCTCGGCCCGGTAGGTTCTGTAGGACTGATCCGTAAGAGGCGAGTAGTAAATAACGTAAGAAAGAATGTTAAAGATCTCCCCTTTTGGGTAGCCCTTTACAAGCCATTTAGCCGCTGGGTCGGTGGGTTGTGCGGTCCCTGGATCAAGATAGGTAAGTTGTGTTCCGCTCAATGCAGTGATTTCGTATTGTCGCGTGTAATTATCATGGTCAAACGAGATAAAATAACCCACCGAATCATTTGGCCAATTAGTCGCAATCGTTACGGTCTTTGCCCCGCTATTGACGTTTCCTGTTCCGTAAGTGTCGCTGTTATAGATAATGGTATAGCTTTGGGTAATCTCAATTTGCTTGAACGAGCAGCGAAGACCCCCAGCAGGAAATCGACGCATCTGTTCAATCAAACTGTTGTCATTCCAGTTCGGAGTCAGGGCTCCCCAGATCGCGTACACATTTCCCCAGATAAGATTGCCTCGAACTCGAATCTCGGAAAGATCGCTAACGGTAGTTGAATTATCATTGATGGAACGGATCTGTACCGAGACATCCGTTTCGTTTTGCATTGAAAGGAGCATCTTCGGAACCCATTTCCGAACCATCGGGTATCCAAAGTTGAAAATTGTGGATTGATATGTCGGAGTAATTACCTGTGTAGGCCAGGTCGAATACGCCGCAAGAACATTGATTTTAGGGTCTGTAGTATATGTGGAATTATGCTTGAAGACATATCCGCGACGATCACAACGAATAAAATCGGTTCCATAAAAGATGATCGCGGTAGGAGCAAAGGATGATCCTCCGGTCCTTGTAGTAAAAGTAGATCGCTCCGTGATGCCCCACCGAAGATCAAGAGAATACAAACAGTCGTTATCAACCGCAGCATCATCCTGGGCACAAGCCCAATGAACCTTGTTTTCTACCGTGTCGTACGTGCCATAAATACGGGATTTTTTGGTATCTGTAGTGACGAGATCGGCATATCGAGTATTGATGGAATCAGATACTTTTTTAAATTCAAATCCGTCCGTCCAATAAAAACCATCGTCCCCTGCCCAAAATACTCCGTACCGGGTTTGGACAATGGAGTTATGACTCATACATCCGACTGTTTTTGTAATGTCCTCAAATGTCACTTGGCCCTGACCAAGCTCATCGTAAAGACCATTCAATCGGTAAACGCGCTTTTTTGAGAAAACGATAGGGTTGTCGTTATAAGAGGAAATACCTACAATTTCCTCTAGTAGATCAATGGTTAATACAGAGGGAACAGAGTCAGGATCTCCGGCAATACTTTGACGGATTTGATTCTTGAGATAATTTGTCCCATCTAAAATATTAGCGTAATAAGCAACTCCATTCACAATGTGAACGTATTTGCATTTAGGAGGTGCTTCGTACTCCAGTACCCCGCCATTAGTATAAAGAAGGTCATTATTTACGATAGAAGCATCGGTAAAGTTATCGGTGAACGTAGTCGTTCCGTTTGTAACTTGTCCTAACTTGTAGAAAGTCAGACCGTTGTTAATCGTGCGATAGATAAAAACGCGCACTGTAACAGTGTCATAATTCAGGGTAGTGCCATTAGCTAAGACAGGAATTGCAGTAATTGCAGTAGGAGTAGCTCCCGCAATCACCGCTCCTGTTGTGACTGGTACATATGTCACCGGGCCTAAATCCTGAAATGTAGTCTCTCCGTTTACAATATATGTATACTCATAGTGAAAGGCATACACATAACTGTTAGCCGTACCAGGAGTGGTAGGAGTACAAGTTGGAGCAGTTGCAAGGTCTGGAAGTCCTGCTGTCCGAACTACTGGAGCCGTTCCTAATTTGAAGATTTTAATCGGAGTGGCGTAGTCAGAATTAACTGCGTAAGTATGGCCGTTCCATTCTGAGGTCGAGACAAAAGTTGCCGTTGTACCCACTGAAAAAGCCGGGTTTCCAGTAGGTCCTGTAAGCTCAGTCCAGGTCGTCGCTCCTGGTCGCCATACCTTCCGAGAAGAAGTTACATATAACTGTGGATCGAGGCTTTTAAAGACTCCGGTGATCCGGACATTTCCATCCGGAATCTGAGGGTAAAGAGCATTGTAAATATCGCTCCCGTACACCGTTTCCAACTTCTTGTTTTTATTGACAACAAGGTTATCAATCGTAGCCGACTGCGTAGGAGAGGCATCCAACGTATTATCCGTGATACCACCCGAGAAGTCATTTACTACAAGCTGTTGGTTTGAAAGAGGCATTACCGGAATACCGCCACATATGCCAAAGAGTTATACGGAGAGAAAATTGTAAATGTAGTGTTGCTTGTCTTGGTGATAGACGGATTCACAATCTCACCAGTCGAAAGATAAAACGTAATGGAATAATCCACCATGTTAAATCCAGAAGGGGCAGTTACTGCCTGGGAGTATTTCCCCGCCTCCACAAGCGTCCAGTTCCCCGCGCCAGAAGGGATGCTTACACTGCCCGAAGTAATCGAATTGGCAGCAATCTGTGCCGAGGTAATTCCGTCATGAACATGGTCATTCAACTGAGTGATATTGGAGTTCAGCGCAGGAAACCAAGTGCTACCAGGATCTCCGTTTGCGGGTTGAATATAACCATATGAAAGTGTCGTTGCCATCTTCTCTCCTTCGCTTTGGAGGCTATGATCGGCCCCTAACTTGTTATGTATTCAGTTTAACGAAAACTTAGGGAATAAAAAACCTTTTTCCGGACATCGGAGGGATAATCTGAAAGTGTACCCAATTTCTCGTGTAGTCCGGATGCTCACACCAAAGACCGATCTTTACCAGTACGGCCTCATTCTCAAGACACCATCTACCAAGCTCTTTGTTCGGATCGAAGATGTCACACGCTGCCCCAAACAAGTGCCTTGAGAGCCTTGCCTTGCTTTTCCCTTCGGCAATCAAAGCCTTCTGCTTTTCATCCGACCGAAGTCCCGAAGTGACAATCATGGGCTTCCCCCAAATGCCCCGGAACTCATTCATGCGCTCAAAAAGCGTCTTGATGTTGCGCTCCACCGCCCCTTCGAGCGGAAGGTTGTCCGGATTCAGTTCCTTCATCGTAATCATTCAATCCCCCTTTGAATGGCTTCCAAATCAATATGGCATTTCAGATAGTTCTCTTTTAACCGCAAAAAAACAGGCGTAAACAACAAAAGACACGGGGCCTGGTCCTGCTCGGTAGGGCTACACATCTTTAAAGGCAAGTCCTCCGATTCATCCGGGCCCATTAGTTTTCCCTCATAGGAGTCTGCCCTAAGCGCATAATACTTATAGGGAAAAGATTCGGTTGCACATCCACCTAAGACAGACCCCATGAAGATCCATCCTGCCCATCTCACCACTTGGGTCTACCCTTGTTTTTCAGCTTGTCAGCTTCCTCGCTAATTAAAGTGCTAACTAAAGCTGCTTTTTTTGCCGGTGCGGTTGTCAGGATAAGAATGAGTTTCCGTACTTCCGGAAGAAACTTAATCACTTGGGATACAAGTTTCAGGGCCGAAAGAAACGCAGTCATTTTTTGGAAAACTTCTTTAAAAACTCAAGAACAGACTGAAGAGCTTTCTCGGGTTGTTCTCCTGGAATCATCATCGAAAGAATGATGAGCCCCGAAAGAACCATTGATACCGCCCCAATTACTTCCTGAACTTTAGCCATAATAGCCAAAATATCCATACTATTCCCCCCTCTGGAACTTATGCTCTATAATAGAATCCAATTTGTTTTCGATGCGATCAAGTCTTGGAGCCACTTCTCGGTATGTCACAAAAGTGATGTGGACATATGCTGTGACCGCACCAATCGTGCCGATCATCCAAAGCAGTATATCCAATACGGAAGAGCCCCTGTTTGACTTCATGGTTTCGGGTATTTCGCCTTCACTTCAAGTCGTTTAGCCTGAAGCGCATCAAGAGCCGCTTGGCCACCGTCAAAAAATGCGTTCATGAATTCTTCAGGACTTGGGTATTCCATTTTGCGGTTTTGAATGCAGTACTTGAGTTCGTACTCCGCAGTCACATCGGTGATCTCTACCGTATATTCAGCAGGAAGCATCGTGCCGGTGGGGTTTCCTTCCGAATCAAGCTCGGGACGTTCTGGGAGACCATGACCCATAAGATGAAGACGAGTCAAAATTTCCCCATCATTAATATATTCACAACTAGCTCCGGACTTTTCTGTCACTTTGATTTTTTTCATTGTGTGCCTTTTCGTTCAATCTGAATAGCGCAAACTCCAGATGTAGATCGAGTCGCATTACCTGACATATTAAATGTATTCACACCTGGACGTAGATCAATATAGTCTCCCGCATTCAACATAAGAGAAAGCGATGCTACAATAGCATCCCCTGGATTACCCCATCCCGCATTTGCAAAGAATGATCCATTTTTCCATACATTGAAGTAATTACTTCCTGCCGGAGTAGTGGCGGGGTTCATTTGCGCAGTTACATTATATATTCCGGAAATAGGTGCGGTAAATTTCCAACTTGCTCCAGTAGTTACTGCGCTATGAGTATCATATTCTTTACCCGCAAAATTAAATTGAGAGCCTACAGAAGTGCTAATATTTGCAGTAGCCCAATAACTAGCTGCTACAGTTTCATTTGCCGCAATGACCGAAGGGCCGGAAATACGTTCAAAAGTTACGTTGTTATTTGTAACCGTTGCCGATGTAAGAGCAGTCGTAGTGTTTCCATTAGAAGCATAGACAGCAAGTGTGTCTCCTGCATTACAAAGAACTACTGCTGAACCAAATGTGCGATAGGCATTCGATGCACCATTTCCATGAGTTACTGAAAGCGGTTTTGCAAGTGAGCCATTCCGATAAAGCACTGAAGCAAATGTTTGACCTGTGGTAAGAGTCAAAGCTGAAATAGTGAGATATGAAGTGACTTTATAGTATCCAGAAACAGGCACAGTAAAAAGTCCAGTGCTTGTCGAATACGCTCCGTGGGTATCGTTGACAATGTTTGTAAAAGTAACTAGGGAATCTGTAGTAGCAATACTTGAAGTGGATGTATTGACGTTAGCGCATACTACTCTCGTGTCCGTATCATTCGACATCTGAACAGTGGAAGACCAACCCTGTACTGGAATAGATGCTTGAAACGAAAGAACAGAACTATTTGCAAAGGTAGTTCCATTTTGTTTTACAAGCTGACCGCCAGTGGTTGTAAGACCAACGGTCATGTAAGTTTTTGATGTCTCGATCAAAAGATTCCTATACGCAGAAGTAGTGGCTCCGAGAAGTACAGTTCCTGCCATTTGAATGGTCGAGATATTTGAATTCGAAGTAACTCCTCCAGGAAGTCCAATTTGAGCTTCTGACGCAGTAATTGTGCCTGTCGTGAGATTTCCCATGATCTCAACATTTGCACCAACTCTGCGCCAATACATGGCAACCGATGCAATCGTTCCAAGACCTTGAGTCGTAGGGGTATAACTTTCCCAATCAGTTACTACGGCTCCTGTCACAATCGCAGAAGGACCAATCTGGAAATCATCAAATTTGACTACAGCAGCACTGGTTCCAGTTTGTTGTGTAATCACCGCAACTTTATAAGCGTTGTTAGCCGTGGCTCCATCCGTTTGAAAACTAAACACGACTTTGCCTGGACCGGAGCTTTGATTCATCCCCCGGTATCCTGCGGGTTGTGTCCAAGCTCCGCTCACCGTATTGTAAATCCAAATCTCGTAAGTCTGTGTGCTAGTACCCGAGAAATCCACCGTACCGGATACCACTTCGTATGCAAACGATCCGTAAAGAACCTTGGCAGTATCTTCCCGATCAATCGTAAGGGTTCCTGAAATAAATCCCTGGTACTGCGCATTCGCCGCCGCTTTCGTAAGAAGCATCGAGTATGCACCGGCAAGCGGATCACTCGAAGACACTGAAAGGGTCATTTGTGTCGCAGACAATGTGGGTGCGCCAGTAGGTGCGTTTCCAGAAAACGTAAGCGTACAAGCAGACCAGGGAGTCGTAGAGTTTGTCTCAAAATCCGCATTTGCGTTGTTTTGAGAAAAGTAATTTTTCGTTCCGGCTTTAGATCCAACCAAAACCCAGGAAGTACCATTCGATACTTGAAGCTGCTGTAGATCTGATACCCAAATAAGCTGATAGGTATTTGCGGATGCTGCTGGAATTGTACCCGAAGTATAAGTTGTTACATGAGAAGTTCTCCAGGTAGTTCCATCGGAAACCTGAATCTGTTTCACATCACTAGCGTAAATTACCCGGTAAATGTTGGAAGCAGCCGCAGGACGGGTATCCGGGCTTTGTGTGAACCATTCGACTTGTGCAACTTCTAATGCCCCGTAGATCTTAGCCATGACTTCCCCTTAAATTAATTTTAACAAAATAATCATCAGAAAAAACACAAAAGACACCTTCATCATCTGATGCCGTGTTTTTTCAATTTCACGCTCAAGTACTTTCACCACTTGAATGTATTTTTCATCGAGATCTTCGATATTCTTCAAAAACTCTTTTTTATCATGCGACATGGCGCGAAGAAGATTGTGCATATCCTTTTCTCGCCGAGCGTCAATTTCTTCGATTTTTAGAATGAACTTGGAATCTGGAGAAAACGGTTTATCGTTTTCCGAAGTAAAAGAATGATTTTCGCTAAGATGTTCAAGGACTTGTTTGAGGCTTTCTTGAGGATGTTTTGTTCCGATCGTGTCCCCTTCCCGAATCCAAAATGACGGAGATACACCTGTTAGGTGACTAATGTCCGGGCTAAGTAACACATTCGGGAGATTTCGTTTCTTATCAATCAAGAGAGGGTCCTTGATTACCCTAGCTCCTCCCGACTCCAAGAATTCCACCAAGTAGTCCATTTATTCATCCAGTACTGTTGCAAAAAAACCATCCCGCTTTTCGGCGCGGTATTCTTTTCCGTCTTTTCTAAGTTGAATCAATCTGTCGGCAAGCACAAGATCATCTTCGCATTCTTCAATCAAAACCCACTGCTCTTCGGATTGCTTCATAAAGATATGGTACTTAATCACTACTCCACCCCTTTTAGCGTCAACTCTCCAAGCGTAATCCCTGACCCCGCAGCAGTTACGATTGCCCGACCATACTGCCACTGGTCATTGGTCGTTTTCGCTTGGGCAGTACCATTAACCGTTGTGAGTGTTGCCCCGGACGTAAACCAGTTAACGTTATCGTCTGAAAACTGAATCGCCACGGTTGCCGCCGTGGTTTGCGCCGTACACCTTACAACCAAGTTCAAATCCTTCAAATTTTGAATGTAAACAGTTCCGGACGTGCTGTTTAGCGTGTTTGGTA